TCAAATTTCGAATGTACCTTCTAACTTCTTTGTGGACCCGCAATATCCGCACCTATCACATCTATGTGGCTTTTTACGACCTTGTTTCGCTGCTATAATGTTTGCTAGCATCGTTTGAACATATTCCTTTTCAAAGTCGAAACGCCCTGAATTCAAGTGTAAAACTGATTTATCTGGCGGCGATTCTTTAGTTACTGCCACAATCTATAGATCATAGTAGCGACCTGTATTTTGATAGATGATCTCTCGATACACCCACATCTGCAGCACGTAATCGAAGGCTTGTACAAATGAAACCAAAGTATTATATTTCTCGCTCCAGTGGCGTTTCCTAAGCTCTTGAGTACTCTTTAAATCACTGAAAAATCCACGTTCATGATTGATGTTGTCTACTTTGATTTTCCACCCTACACCAAATAATTCGCCTGTATAGATAACCTCTTTTTCACCTTGCAAAGCGAACATACAAATCTCGTCATTTTTAATGGTATCAATCATGTCGTCAGCTTTTTCGTAGTCCTTATACTTGTTGCCACGATTGTTATAAATGGTGTGGTGATTTAGCTCTTTAAATTCAGTGAATGCCTCATTACTTTCAAATGCAGCGTGTAAATATGAGCCGACCATTAAAGCTGTAGAGGGAGGACGAGAAAACTCGCCCCTTACCTCTACAAACGCTAAAAAACACTCGTATTTTAAACGAGTGTTTCGTGACTTTTATGACAACCATTTCGGCGGTGTGTTTTTCTCCCAGAGTTCAAATGATTTTATATTATGTATTTCCCTATAAATAGATTGCTATAGTATCAACGTTCAATAGTGTACCACACTTTTTGATTTTAATATTATTGTATATTTTCATATACTCTTTTGGGGTACATCTGGGGTACCAAATATTTTGTTCATCCAGCGTTAAAATATAAATAATAAAATAGAAGAAGGCCACACATTTTTTTCAAGTGAGTGGCTTTATATCGATATTCATTTTCTAACGTAGTTATACTTAAATGATATATTCATTTATCCTTCTTTTAAACTCAAAAAAGACTAGCATGGCATAATTGCTTTGCTAGTCTTTTATCTTATTAAACATACTAGGTATATTTAAAATATTTTTTAATTCTAGTTTTTAGTTACTAATACTTGGTCTGCTTTTACCCATTCTGTGCCCAAATTGTACCAACCGTCTTTAGCTGCATGTACTTTATAAGTTCCTGGTGCTAATTGACGTTTAATTGCTCCGTTAGGGGTGCTATACGTATTGATGGTAGATGTAACAGTTGCATGGTGATTAGCAATAGTACCATAAGCATTGTGAACATAACCAGATCCTACATTGTAGAATAAAGTACCATCAGCTGCATATTCTCTTTGACCATACACTTTGTATTTTCCACCAGCTTCAAGTTGACCGATAATTTCATATCCAACATTTTTGAACACATTTGCTTTCTGAGTAATTGTAATCGTTGCCCAAGTTCCATCATAAGTATGGTAGTTAGCTGTTGGCTTGTCCCCTTTTAAATAAGGCATAGGGTCTACTGCCTCAGATTGAGACACTCGTGCTTTTTCATATATTTCAAAGTGTACGTGTTGACCAGTGGAACTCCCACTGTTCCCCATAACACCAATTTTAGCACCTTGACTTACAGTTTGACCTGCTGAGACGCTAATAGATTGTAAGTGAGCATAAAGAGTATCATATGTTTCCCCATTAATAGTGTGTCGAACAATTACATAGTTTCCATAACCACCATTACATGTATTACCGATAGAGCCATTATTAGAACAACCACCAACGGCTTTGTTAATCACACCCTCAGCGGAAGCGTGTACGGGTACATTGGAGCTACTATTTGCAATGTCAACTCCATAATGCATTGAACCACTTCTCATGCCATAAAGGCTTGTATAAATACCTTCAGCTGGTTTTATAAATACCTGTTTCATCAAACATTCTCCTTTTGAACTTTCTATATTTTAGTAGTATTAGATTGAATAATAAATTGATATTTTTTAAGTAATAACCAAAAATATATACTAAAAATAATACCGAGTTAATAGAATAAGCCCATTACCAATTAAGCTAATGGGCTTAAATTTTTTAATTTCTTTCCTCTATAACTTAGTGATTCTTTCTGTATTAATTAAGTGTTGTTATACCACTGTTCATGGCACCAGCTAAGCCTTGAAGGATACGGGATGCTCCAGCTTCTGCTTTCACACCAGTATTAGTTGAAACGATGTTATACGGAAGTGCTGCTGAACCTGCTTTGTTTGCAATTGCAGAAGTCAATTTACCAGAGGTTACCAGAGTGTGACCACCATACCAAGCTGTTGTGTACAGATAAGCTGTTACAGATGCTGCATCAGCATTACTTTCTTGCAGCATGTTGTACTGTACATTAGAGTTAGCAATAAAATCTGCTCCTGGAGTGAACGTAGAAGTAAAGTGTTGATAACCCGCAAGAGCGTAACCTGCTGTTGGAGCAGATGGACTACCAGGATATTCTGAACCACCTGGAGCTGCATTTGGACCGCCTGGCATAAAGTTAGGAAGACCAATTTCGAACGAACGTCCTTCGTTTAGAATTTGAGTGTTGTAGTAGTTCATGATTTCAGCTGCTGTTTGTTGACAAACGTGAGAACTTAAAGCAACTGCATTTTTGAATTGAGGAACTTGTGTTGTTAAGCCTAATTCAGCAATTCGGTAAGCACGAGCTGCAAGGTTAAGACCCCAGATAACGAATGCGTTGTAACCAGACGATGGGAAATACCCTCGCATTTGGTCAATTTTACTCCCATTGCCATTATCACCTGCACGACCTGCACCTATGTTTACACAAAGTTCAGTTAAACCATTGTTATCACGAGAGTTACCGTATGATTGACGTAGGCGTGTACACATTTGTGTGAACCAAGCGCTTAAGTCAGAATAGATTGCATTACCAGCACCGTTAATAGCTGCATTGATAAAGTGAACTGCACCTAGACCAAGAGTTACACCATTAAGTGCTGTAGGAGCATGTTTTGTACCAGCTAATGCTCCAACACTAACTGTTACCCCTTTACCATTTGATTGATTTACATTTTTGTAATCAGGTTGAGCAGTAATACGAGTGTAGAAGTTGCTAACATAATTAGTAAGTAATGTACGAAGTTCAGTTTGAGTTACCGGATTAGATGAACTAGCTTGTGTATATGAAGCCATATTAGCATCTTTGGCTAGAGCTAATGCTGCATAAGCACCTAAAGCTAAAATCGGGTTTTCTGGACCGACGTTGGCTGGATTAGCTGGGTTAATAAATGCTTTGTAATTGATTAAAATACGGTGAATACGAGTTAAGATTTGACCACGAACTGTCGCAGAAGATGCGTTAGAGTAAAGAGATGTCAAGAATAGCAATTGACTTCCTGCACGTTGACGTTTAACTCCTACTGATTTATCTGGTGTACCAAAAATATCATGGAAGTTAGTTTTTGAACCTGAGTCGGCTGCCAAACGTACTGCACCATCACCCATAATGTTAGTAAAGATTTTTTCTGCTTCTGTTTTGACTGTGAATGCCAAAGATATCATCCCCTTTTTATTTTATAAAAAACTCCCTTTGTCAAGAACGTTTGTTCTTATTTTTATTATAGAACAAACGTTCCCTTTTATCAAGGGATATATTCTTTTCAAGGAAAATAAATGAAGAAAACCATCACAATTATATACCATGGTATATAATAAGTATATAAGAAAGGGGTGAACAAAAGTGGATTACGATAAGATGATTCTAGCACCTAGTAGCTATCGCAACAGTCGCAAACTTACTTACAAGGTCAGCCAAAAACATAAGCGATATGAAAAGTAAGAAAAAAGAAAAGCGACCCACTCCCGCAAAGAAGAAACGTCGCAAATAAAGGAGAGATATACGTTGACTGAGAATAAAACATCTGAAGCACAGAAACGCGCTACACAAGCGTATCGAGAAAAAAATAGAGAAAAGACACGTAAACAATCAGCAAAGAGTGCTGCTAAAACGTACATTAATAAATACTGCGATTTAGACGATCTAGCTGAATTAAAACATTTGGTAGCAGCCAAAGAAAAGGAATTACTAAGTGAATAAACAAAAAATGACCAGGTGCTCACATTTTATGAGCGTCTGGTTAATTATTTTGGTGACTTAATAATAAATTTTCTACCTGCGTTTTAATTGCTTGATTTGCATATCGCAGAACAACATCATTTCCTGCCGTCGCTACATGTACATCACTAAAGTATTCGTCTATCTTTTCCAACTTTACTAATCTTATTTTTTCTTTAGCCAATAGCCTCTTAGCGTTGTAATAATCTTGCGTTATGTCTTTTAGTAACCTTTCGAGGATTGGTAAATAAACTTTACTCATTTTCAAATTTTCTATTACCGAGAAATCACGTTGTAATGATTGTATGGCCATTTCAAGAATCAAGAATTTATGAAATAGTTGCCTTTGTTCAGGTTTCATCATACAACTTCTCGCTCCTTGTGGAAGACTGGAACAACCGCCAATACACTATCAATCATAAATGTACGTTTTGCCTGTCTACTGAAGCAGTATGCTTGAAACGAATCTCCTACAACCTTAATGACTTTGATACGCCTTTTTGATATTTCACCAGACTTAGCCAAATACATCATATTCACAAATTGATTACGTTGCATTGCTTTAATCAATTGTTCTTTCATCATTCCACACTCCTTTAAACAAGAACGTTTGTTTGTTTTATTTTAGAACAAATGTTTCTATTTTGGCAAGAAAAATATTTAGAAACGCAAAAAAAGCCCAGGCTCAAAATTAATTGAGTACCTGGGCATTTAAGTTCCAAGGCTGCCGATTTTATCATTTCACTTCATACAATTTTGTTGTTTTGCTCTCGTTGTTATAAACGAGTTTCAATCCTAATAACTCTGCGATTTCTCGCACCTGAACATGCGTCCTACCATCTATAATAACAGCGGGAATTGTCTTAGAATCATTGAGCATAATTTTCGCATCTGCTGGCTGTCCAGTTTGGATTTTTGCATATCCTAAATGCTCAGCTAAAATCTCTGCGATGGCAGTACAAATAACGTTGAAATTTTTATGATACAGGTCAACATCTACTTCGCTGTCAACAAAACATACTTCAATTAAAATAGCTGGTTTATAAGTGTTTTTAAGGAAATACAGCTCTGTACGTTGTTTAGGACCACGGTCTTTAAGTCCTGATGCTTTTGAAATTGCAGCACTTACTTTAGCTGATAAATCCTTCATATCGTAATACAATACCTCTACACCACGCGGGGCATCAGTAACATTTGCAGCGTTGAAATGAATGCTCCAGTCTAGTTCTCGTGTTTGTTTATTGTGATAATTTACGATAGTTTGGAGGTTTTGGTTTTGCGTAGTCGATGTATCATCATGAAATACTGAACCAGCACCGTTGTACTGTGTTGTTAAAATACGATGTACTTCATTTGTTACTTTTCGTGCCTCGTCCACCTCATCGATAAAACACTTGGCACCTCTAATTTTTAAGCTGTGACCACTAGAACCTACATATCTTTTAGTCATTAATATCACCCTTTCGTTCATACGTCATAGCTCTGTCACTATCGTTTGCACCTGGTGTTGTTGGATCAACAACAACTCCGATTAGCACTAAAAAAGCGAGCACAGTGTTAAATAACTCTGTAACTCGCTCGTTATAAATTGTTGTATCGTAGCCGAATAATGCCCCTATTTGTTGCACTAATAGTAGCAACAAAGAAAAAGCTCCAATTAAAAATGGTTTGTGTTTTAAACGTACTTTCCAATTAATCTTCATGTGCAATGTCCTCCACCTTATCAAGTCGTTTATGTGCCTGTTTTGCTGATTCTTCCACACGAGTAACGCGTTGTACTACATCTTGTACTTTTTGATCATTCTCTTTCATATCCAAACGAATATCTTTCATATCAATTTGAATATCATTTACACCTTTACTGATGTAATGTAACTGCATACTTACTTCTGCTGATTGCCTTCCATCATCTTTAATACTTTTAGTTTTATTGAGCTGATACCCTTGTATCGCTACAATTAGCGATAAAATCGTTAGTACAATGCCTAATTCTACTGTCAATTGCCCTCACCAATCCTTTGCCCTAAAATAAGTAACGCTGTCAGACACATCGAGAATCAGTAATATGTACCGTTGCCCATCTCGATTGCTCTCACAGCGTGTAATAAATAGAAAAGCACATCCATTTGGATGTGCTCTAAATTTTTTTTATAAAATGTGTAGTTGCTAGAAATGATACAGTATAAATAACTAATTTAATTGTTATATTGAAACTATACTATACCATTCCTTAAGTGCTTGGCTACATATTCTGTCCTCCAGGCTCCCCGCAAAGCGCCAAAGCAGCAACTATAATGAAAGTATTAAACAAATTTATCATCTCCAAACTAGGTATTGAATCTAAGATATCTGATATCACAGCTGATAGTACGCCACTATACATAACGCCTATAAACCATCCTTTATTACCCATAAAAACAGTTAAACTTTCATAGGTTGAGAGATTTCGAATCGAACGAAAAACAGCGAAGTACATATTTATACCTTTATTATATATAATTGTTATTAAACCGTAAATTCAATTTTCGTAGTTTTCATACAAATCAAACTAAGCCTTAGCTTGCGTTTCGAAATCTTGCTTTGTAATTTCTTTGTACTGCTCTGGAGTAATTTCACCGAACGGATTAGCATCAGTTTTCACAACAATTCGTAATTGTTCTGATGTTACCCATCTTGAGATAAAAGCAATTTGCCAAAAATTCATCACTCTCCACCGCCTTTCATTGAGATAACCTCTAGCTTTAACTGAGTAAGTTGTGAACCAAGACTATTAATCAAGAGGTCTTTTTGGATGCTTTTTACTTTTTCTTGAGCTAACTCTTCACCTAAAGATAGTACTTGTTCTTCGGTTGTAGGTATCAATCCAACTTTTTCAAGTTCACCTAGCGAACCATCTGGCAATCTCTTGCGTCTCAACATTATTCAAGCACCCCCATGATTAAATGGATTTTATGGTCAACGTCAATGTTAGGTCTAGTTGTAGTTAGTTTTAGAATGATATCGTCTTTCGGCTCCAACGTTTCATAATAAAACTCATCCTCCACAACACCTTCATATACCGGCACAGTATGCATTGCTGTAAGTGGTACATACGTTTCTTGTTCGCCTTTTAACGTCATTGATAAATCAACCTTTAAATCTAGGTCAGTATCACGTTGAACCCACAACAAAACGCCTTTTGCAGATCCCTTTGGCGGCTCGACTTTATATCGAGCTACGGATTGCAAAATAGGCGCATTCACAGCATTTTTATTGAGTTTAATTGTTTTGCTAGTTTTAGCACCGTAGTTATCAACGACTTCGATGACAATCGTATTCGCACCAACAACTAGCTGAGAAAGTGAGATTTCAAACTCCCACTCGCCACCTTTTCCACTATAAATTTCAACAGGATTATTAGCATTAATACGTCTAGTTACTTTAACGCTTGAATTAGCATCTTCATCCAAAGCAGTACCACTGATTTTAAATTTGTCCATATCAATAACACCTGAAGGTACAACAGCGTCTACAGATAAAAGTGGAGCTCGGTTAGGAACGACATAAAACGTACGATCAACAGTTGTAGATTGTGCTCCTTCACTCTCAACCGCCCATACCTTTAATTTATGCTCTACACCTTCAGCAAGCATTCCAGTAAGCACTGTTTCGCCATCGTACAACTTCCCACCTTTAAATGTGAGTTGCTTTGATAATGATATTTGCATCTGACTTAGATTCGTTGCTAAGACCTTTTTAGGTTCGCTATTGATTTGATAATACGCAGTTACTGATTGGTCTTTATCTGCATCGTAAGCATTGCCTGATATGTTTATTGTGTCGTTTTCGTACAGCGTTTGGTTGTTGCTAGGTGAGACTAATGTGACTGTTGGTGCGGTGTTTGCCTTAGTACCCTTTACATACCAATATCCATCAGTATGACGACCATCTGTTGGGTATGTTCCTTCTTCTGCTACTACGTTCGCCTGCACTAGTTCACCTTTTACGTATGACCAACTGTATAGAGTAGGCGTCATTTTATACATCGTTATGTGATACTGGTTTTCGTAGTTTTGGTTATCCCAGTTATCGAACATATTAACCATGTAAAAACCTTTAGCAGGTCCAGAAAGCACTTCTATAAAGAAGTGTCTATTTCCGTAAGACGGATTATTAGTAGTAATATCCCATACTTCTTTTATTGTTGAAGTATTAATAGGGCGTGAATCCATAGGCTTACTACGCGTAAACTTACCTGTCTTAGAGTTAAAAGATATTTCGTTGTATGCATATCCATTAGTTATTGGCGTTGTTACACCAACACCGTACTTTGCTTTTAACCATTCGTAAAAATAGCTCTCGAAAGAATAGGTGTGTATATATACCCTTTTCTCATAAATATCCTCGACCACATCATAGGTATAATATTCGTCCTTAATCGAGGTAAACTTGTCGTAATAATACTTTACCACTAGACCACCTCCACTAACTCTACATTATATGTCTGCCAATCACCGACACCCATTTCGGCATTTACCGTATCCACAGTCACATTACTGCGAGCTACTTTCGCACCTTTTTTATATGCATTTTTAAGAGCTTGTACTTTAATAGAGTCTGTACCTATCTCAGTGATAATAACATCCTCGCTGTGAAGATCATCAAAAATAGTGACTTGCGTAAATGGTGCAAAACCATTAACACTAGCCACTTTTAAAGTAGTTGTACCTATTATGACAGCCTCGATAATATCAGTCATTGCTTTGTCTAATATGATTTTATTACTGCTACCATCTAACGTGTCAGCGAACGTCCCGCTGTTACCTGGTACACGGCCATCTAACTCCATTTGGACACGCATACGTTCCATTTGCCGATACATTTCATTTAAAAAACGATAAGCATTAAAAATACCCCACTCGAAATTATTAGCGTACTCAGACATAAATGGTGTGCCTTCCTCAATGATTTCACCAGTGACAGGATCTTCAACATCATCATGCCATTGAATGCGCTCATACGGGTTTTTCTTAAAATTTAGAGGTATTTCGCCATTCATTAGTTTTTTATTCACTTACTTTCACTTCCTTCACTTCGAGTTGCAGAGGAAATGCAATTACATACCCCTGTGAACCTTTTTGATAGTTCATCGTTTTCACATACAATTCACGCCCATAACTATCGACTAAAGCAGCACGTGTTACTAAACCTTGTTCTAACGACAATTTCACATACTTCCTTAGTCCATATTTTGTACTAGTGTGATAGATTTCTTTGTCGTAAACGACACCATCAATAGTAACCTTGGCACCTGCAACAAGATTACTTAAAAATTGTTGTACTAAATCTATCATCAATGGTTGTATTTCATTCAATTCCTCACACCTCCTGCTTTAAATCTGCCGCACACTTTATTGTTCATAATGAAACCATAAGACTCATTGTGTATGCTTAATATTTCATCTCCTAATGCACCATGAGTTCTTGCTGTTTTAAAACGACCACAGATTTTGTAATTAATTTGCCATGCATAAGTGCCAGCGTGGAGTATTATAAATTCGTTTAATTCATTTAAAAAAATATAAATACCTACACCAGCAGCTTTTATTCTTTTGGTTAACGATTCTGGGACGCTTTTAGCAGATGAACGAATATTCAACAGTAATGTAGCTGGATCAAACTCCATCCAGCCTTCCTCAAAGCCAATGAAATCATTGCCCATGTACGCATCCATAATCTGATTCATTGTGTCTATATCGCCATCGGAAAGGTTAAGAACGCACTGAATTTTAATCATTTTACGATATTCTTCATCATCCCAACTGCCGCGCGCTATCCCTTCGTCTTTCCCGAGCCTATCTAAGCCATAATCTTCAGCTTGCTCTACATCCCAATACTTTAAAATTGTTTGCTGGATAGCAATGTTTTCTACGCCATTTTCAGCAATGATTTTTAGTAGCTTGTAGTTATTACTATCCTCACTATTAGCATACTGACGAGGCATACGGTCCAGTAATGTTTGCAGTCGTTCATTAGACAAGGTTCAACACCTCGATTTTGGATTCATCTGTTTCCCCGACTTCAGGAAAGGCGATTGCTACATTACGAGGTTTGTAAGTAATTCCATCTGTAGAGAACTCGACCCTTACATCCTCTATACCATCAATTGATAGGACACGTGCTTCTGCCTTTGTACAAATGACGTCTTTGCTCATGCCTACTCCTGGATAAAGCGTTTTATTGTAAGTGCCATCAACATATTTGATCAATTGCTCAATGACCAATTCGTCTCTGTTTAACGGATATTGTTTGCCCTTTTCGATATATACTTTTACAAACAAACTAACTGTTGTCGCTCTTGTAAAGCCAATTTCATGTATAATTCCACGATTATCTTTATAGGTAAATATAGTTTGTCCATAAGCACGAATGCCGCCACCTTTTTTTTGAAAGATAGCCATTGCAACATCTTCATCTAATCCGCCTAAAACAACTGTTTCAATAGAATGGGGTGGACGTCCTTCAGCATCAAAATCATTTGTATCGTTTTCAATAACAATAGCAGAGCGAACACCGTTAACATCATCAAGAACATTCGCTTCGATTGATTCAACACGTCTAGAACCTACCTTCCCCAACGAGTCGTAATAACGATCTTGTAATTCTGCGTCCGTTTCTTCATCTTGGCCATTAAAAAAAGCATCTGGATTCGTTACCGAATTGATGCCACTCTGTGGGTTTACGATAATTGAAATGTCATTTGGTTCTACATTGCCGATTGCACCATATTCCAGTGCTTCGACATTCAATCGATAGTTTCCATCTTCTACTGCGTCAACAGCTTCTAACGCTTTAAAATACACATTGTACTTCGTTCTGAATAAATCATCTAAATTAATCTTTGCGCCCTTATCTAAATTAACAATGACTCCACCACTTGCTTTCAGCCATCTCTTACGAGTGATTAAGGCTCGCATGACATTCGCTTCTAACGCTGCACCTTCGCTTGTATCAACAAATCGAGCATTATAAACCTGTTCAAGCTCTTCATTATCTTCAGCACGTTGTTGTGCTTGTAAAAATATGAATTTACCAAGAGGTGTGAGATCTGATAAATCGGCATCTTCACCAAACAAATCCCGAGCCTGTTCTTCAATAATCGGTAGATAATCGGCTGTACGTAATCGTTTAAACCCATATTTGGTTAACAACAGCTTCACCTCCTACCTCTTCGCCATATGTTGTGCGAGCTTTAAAATTAATGGTTAAAAACCGTTTAATCCGATTGAAATCGTAATCTACATTTAGTACTTCAACTACTCGTGGTTCCTGATATAAACAGTCGTGCATGGCCTGAACGATTTGTTTTTTATTAGGTAATTTTTGTTCGATAACCGCCCTTCGGAAACCATGGTTATCATCAAACATCCATTCACCTACTCGAGTACGCAACAATTGTTTAAGATTTTGAATGAGTTGGTCATCATCATGCACAAGCTCATTTAGCATCCAATCACCATTATCGTCATATTTAAGAGTGTGCATTTCTCCACCACCTACTCTATATTTGTGGCTAAATTTCTGCCATTTGCAGTGATATTACTACCAACAAATTCTATATCATCGGCTTCGACTCTGAATTTTGATGATTTTATATCAATTTCTCCAGCATCGTTTAATACTATTTTTGTTTGAAAATCCTTAGTGCCTATTACCACATCATTAGGATGCTCGTTTTGAATTGGATTTGTAAAAAGGTTAATTCCACCGATTATTAATGCATCATTGGCACTGAATGAACGACTAGCAGCATCGCCACCGCCAAACATTAGAGGGTCGATATCAGCCTGTGAGCAAACTACAAGTACCTTATCATCTTTTTTATATGGAATCTGAATTACGAATTGATCAGTTTGGTGAAATGCTATTGGTGCATCTAAAATAGGTGTGGCATCAGGATCATTAAGAGGTAATACATCAGCTCTAAATGTGTTCATGTCCACCTCTAAGATCCTGCAAATTAGACAAGTATTCACATTCATCAAACTTTCCTCAATAGATGCGCTCACAAGTTGAGTCATTGTAGTTTTTGTCATACCGGTACCACCTCGCACTCTGTGTAGTACTCTGTTCCTGATGTATCTCCTTTGTGTTCACCTTTTGATACACGGAACACCCCATTAACATTCCTTGATTTTAGTTTAATAATGACATCTGTTGTAATTTTGTGATTTAACAACATCTTAATTTTGTATCCTTTTATCTTTTTTTGGGGGTTCTCGGATTTAGATTTGGATTTTTTCTCATCCTTTGTTTCCTTTGTTTCCTTTGTTTCTTTTACTTTCTTTTCTTCCTTTACTTCTTCTTCAATTTCTTCTGGTGCATCAATTAAGCCTGTTTCTTTAGATATATCCAAACCTACTTTGTCACCTTTGGCTCGGTCACGTACATACATACGGCCTTTGTTGATATGCAGTTTCGCCTTACAATCCTTCGCTATTTCAGATACTAAGAACTTGATTTTTCCGTTAAGCGCTTTTCCTGACCTATAAATAAAATCCGTAGGCAAGTCAATGTCACCAATCGCAAGGCCTGCATCGCGAGCTAAATCTCTTAAGATTACGGATGCTGGTGTATTACGGGCATATGTTCTTTTGATAACACCTTGGGTATAGTCCAACGTGCAATCAATACACTTGAATGTAGTAATCTTATCTAAGCCTTCCCACTTTGTTTCCTTTTTCTTGAGTACGCCACTAAAAATTACTCCATTATCGTCAACATAGCCAGCGCTCAAAATAACTGCTTTGTTCACTGATATGGATTTTATTGTTTCGTCTTTAAGGTTGTAAACTTGGATGTCTATTGTATCTACTTTATCGTTATCACCAAAAGGAACACTAAATTTAATTGTTAATGGATCCGTAATTTCACGGTCGCCAACTATTAATTTAGTCTTACGCATGTATAAATTACTCATCTGTTTCACCTACATATAAAAAGACCGTCTCATACAGATTTTCGTAAGTGATACGAGTAGCTGAATTAGCGCGGTCTTTAGGAATTATTTTTACTTTTGGTAAGTCAATATCAACGCGGTTTCGGAATAACGGTCGATTAAGAATTAACTTTTCGCCAATCACTAGCGCGCCACCATCTTTGAATAAATCAACAGTGAAAAAGTCGTGAGCTTGGTTGTAATTTGCTTCTAACTCAAAAACTTCTCCTGCTAACTCAATTTCAAATGAGTATGGTATTTCATTTTTATCGATATCAATATACTCGTTCACTTACGCCCCTCCTGTTTTTTAGACGTTTTATTTTTTGGGTGGATTTGAATATTTTGTTTTGTTTGATTTTGAGTTTGCTGTAGGTGTCTTTTTCGTCTGTTGTCGTCCTTTTTGGGTTACAGGTTTTGTTTGCTTCTTAACTGGAATAGACACACTAACATATTTAGCAACCTTCCCTACTTTTATCTGTTTAAGTGTCATTGTAAAAGCGTAACCGTCTTTAATTTTAGCTTCGTAATCACGATTGAAATCAGTGATCACTACATGTTTAAGGGCTGTCATGTAATTAAAATCAATAATTACACCTTTTTCCCTGTATTCACGTAACTTTAGTACCTTTGCTTCAGTCGCATCTAGAATTACACCCGTTAACGAGATAGTAATAGGGTTACTTATAACATGGTCTGTTGTCTGCTCACCATCTTCCAAAGCATGGTCCGTTGTAGTAGAGGATTCAGGTATATTAATATTTGTTATTACATCAATTAATACATCTTTAATGTATGGCATTACATCAACCCTCCTACGTTGTTTGCATTTCTGAATCAAGAATATCACTAATAACTTCACGTACTTTTTGCGTGATATCCATGGCATTGTTACCTGAAATGTTAAAAATAAATTGATTTCCACCATTATTAGCAGTGGCATTGTTATCATTACTACTGTTAACTGGTTGTGGCATTTGTGGCGTTGAACCAGAATTATTTTCATCTAGATTTAACTCTGGTGTACCCGAACTACCTTGGCTCAATATCCCTGCACTTCGTAGCGCATTTGATTGATTTGCAGTTAGAACAGCTTCGTCTTTATGCAATTCAGCTACATAACCATCGAATGGTACTCGTTCCAAGCCTGTAGCGTGAGAACCTGAAATGAAATTCCCAACTGCGCCGGCTGCTTTACCTATCGCACCACCAATTGATGAAACCCATTCAGGTGGTTTAAAGCTTAGTATTGCGTTTTTAAAATCGATAAATTTATCATAAAGACCTTTAAAAAACCCTGTTACTGGTTGGATTTTAGACATCCCCCAATCATATATGGCACCAAATACCTCTTTTACTTTGCCCCACAGTTCGCCTGCTTTTTCCTTTACTGTATCCCAATTCTGATACAAGTACACACCGGCTGTTACTAACAATCCGATGGCTGTTACAACCATACCAAGAGGGTTAGCCCTCAAAGCTGCATTAAAACCTTTTGTGGCAATAGTAGATAAAAGTGTACTACTTTTAAATAAATCTAAAGCTGTTTTTACGGTGGAGATAGTTTTAAACACAGCGAAACCGCCTGCTATACCTGCCGTTGCTGCTATTACGACATCTTTATTATCCATCACCCATGACAAACCCGTTTTGAATCCATCAAAAGCCTTTTTTGCGCCATCTACAGCGGTTGATAATGTACCCCTTATTACATCGGCGAATGATGCAATGCCATCACTCGTTTCTTTTGGCAATCCGAATTTTTGCCAAATGTCTGATACATCTCCACTATCGTTCCATAGTGATGAAATGGTATCTTTTACGGCACTAGCAAAATTCATAACGCCGCTGATTTTCTCACTCAAACTAGCTGTATCAATGCTTTTTATACCGGATGATATAAATCCTAATGCTGTATTGAATCCCTTACCTAGTTTGCTGACAACGTTTTCTATCGATTCCAAAGGCGTATCTTTCAACGTATCCTGAATCGATTGAATAATGCCAGCCGTACCTCTTGTCACTGCGGTTTTCATATTGCTCCATGATGTAGCGATACCAGAACTACTCTCCTTAGCGATCTCCGCGAATCCGCCTACACCGCCATTAAGCGAAATTATCTTTTTGTTAAAATCATCGAATGTGATTTTGCCTTTTTGTAGCGCACCATATAAATCACGTTGCGCCGACTTGCCTGTATAACCAAATGCTTCGGCCGTTTTATTAAGTGCGAATCCCATCGTTTCTTGTAACGTTGACCAACTATCAGCTTCAACTTTACCCTTAGATAGCATTTTTACATACTGATCAAGACCACGTTCCGCGTCTGCTGACGTTGACCCCGACGCGATAAATGCGTTATTTAACGATAGCGCTGTATCTGTAGCCATATCCAAATCGCCGGTCATAAGTGCAATATTCTTTGTACTTCCGACAATACCATCTAACGTTGTTGGTAGGCCCTGAATACCATCAGACAATTTATCAATACTAGCTGACGACTTTTCACTAGCAAAGCCCATTTTTTCCATAACAGTAGGGAAACCGTTTAGTGTATCAATACGACCTATAGCCCCATCTACTGAACTTTTAACCATACCAATAGCTTTATCAATAACTTTGACCGCACCAACGGCCGTGCCAACACCGATGATTGTGCTTTTTAATCTACTAAAACCACTACCTGTTTCACCGACTTTCTGGTTTAGTTTTCCGACACTTTGAACACTCTGATTCATGCCACTGTTAACAGATGCAGCAGTGCTCATACCAACTTTCCCCATCGAACTAAAACCAGATGATGTTTTACTCAGTTTTGACCCAAATCCAGTTAACGAACGCTGAACTTCATCCATCTTTTTATCTATTTGATCAATAACTTTAGTTGCTTCATCCTGAAAATAAATGCCGACAAACATATCTCGCATGCTACCAGCACTACTCATTTAATCACCCCTAGCATTTTTAAGGATGCGAGTGTTTCTAAAATGGTGTCATTATCCCATTGTTCTACAGCGTGAGGATCCATCTTATAGTGATATCCAATAACATATTTCCACCACTTCTCTTTTGCTTTCTTTCCATAAAAAGAAGGGATGCTTTGCACCCCTGAAAGATTTTTTAATTTATTATTGTCCTGTTCGAAGAAATGTAAAGGCTGCGGTAGTGACCTCCTCTAACTCCTCCCAAGTCTCAAAGTCATCCATTTTCAATCCATTAGGTACAACTACAACATGTTCTAAAATTTGTGGCATCATTTTTGAATTCAAAACTTTCCCCTGTAACCCTGTTCCAATATCAACAATTTCAGCTTGTTTTGAATTAGGTACGGTTTGAAAAGTGTATTCATTGCCTGCTGTTGATTTAAATTCTTTCTTTTTAGGTGTAAATGTCATTTGAATTAATCCTCCTTGTATTGTGCTGCTAATATTGTGTATTCAACTGCGTCAACTTCAGCGCCGCGTGAAAATGTTGGGTTTTTCGAAAAGTGACAATTTAAACCACTTACACGTTTCTTTCGTTTAGAATCAGTAATCGAAACATTAAATGGTTCCTTTGATTTTAATAAAGCATCTAACATAGGCAATACACTCGAATCTTGTTTTAGCGTAAATGTAAAAGTACCTGTCTCGTCTGCTGATTCATTATAAGTAACGGCTCCATCAGCACCAACATGTTGAGAAAAAGTATCTTCATTTTTCTCTGCCTCAACCGGTGTACCATCCATAAATCCAGTGAGTATAATACCTCCGACAACAGATACTGAATCTTTAAAATTAAAAATCATTAAAAAACCTCCTTAAACCGTTAGTACACCACGGATTTGTACTTTTTCGAATGCTCCTGAAATAGTAGCCGTCCATTGAATATCTGGAAGAATACGTTGAGCAAGTATTTTCTTTGGAATGTCTGCACGTCTGGGGAAGGTAATAGTATACATCGGATTACCAGCGTCATCACGAGCAATGATACCCTCTCCGGTAGTTGTGTTTTCTACTGTTTCCGACAGAACGCTTTCAATTTCACTTACAACCAAGCCGATACCTGCATCCGTGCCAGGAACTTTATCTCTAAGCGCAAGTAAGTGAAATACTCTCTCAGCAATACGTGATTTAAGATAATGTGTTGCTTGAATCACATCAATATATTCACCACTTGTTGTAACACCTCTTGAGTTCAATAGCAGACCTGCTTCATTGATGTAAGTCGATGCATTCGCATCATGAATACGATTAATCATATGATCACTATATTTTGCTGCTGGTACACCACTTACATTTTTAAATGTCCATGTATACGAGCCTATTTTTTTTGGAGCACAAACACCAATTAGGCCTTCTGCAACGAACGTATCTGGTTGATCATGCACAACAACGAAAGCATTGTCATATAATTCACGTATTTCCTCAGTTAATTCTACATTTGATGTCGTGACACCGTAGATTTTATCTTGAGTATTAGTCCATTCTGCGAGAGCCTTAATCTCCTTGTCACCTTGCTCAGTACTGACCACATAATAAAAATCTTTATGAATTTTAATTAATTCATTTAGCGCTGTTGTTAATGCTGTTGGATCATCTTTATTAGAATCGAAAACAATGCCATACACTGCTATTTCTGCAGGCTTTGGATTTTGACCAAACATACGAGATAACAATTTATATTCTTTTGTTGTTTCAGCGATGTCTTCGGTAACACCTTCAATGCCTGTATATTTCTTGTAATCTATAGCTTTACTGGTAGCTAATACCAAAGGTACTCCGAAACCCTTTTCCGAAACTGGCTTTGTTTCTCTAGAAATCTCTATATCAACAAACCGCATTTAATCACCTTCCTAATTTCATTTCTACTTCTACTTTGTCGAAGTAATCTACTTCATTTTCATCAACGTCTAGGTATCGAATAATCACATCAAATCCCCATTTTTCATCATAAGAATCGATTAAAAAAGTAGTACGATTCTCTACCTCTGACACATCAACAATCGCAACATCGATTTCCTCTAAATAAAGAGAACCACCATGTGCAAACCACTTACGAAGCTTTTTAGCTATCTCATAAGAGTTGTCATGTGTAGTTCCATAAGAGTTAAACGAAATTGTGGCATTACGTTCTTCTGTCCGATTTTCTATAAGAACATTGGGTTCATCTCGATAGGAAATATCTTCTTGACCCACGCCTTTACGATCACCTATCACCTTATATGTTGCGTATGGTAATTTCGGTAAGTCTCCTGGTTGATCTGCACGAATTATTGTTAAATCCGTATCGGTTGCGAGTTGTTTACGAATTAATTTAATTAAATTAATTTTTCTCGCCACCTCAACAAATATATATTGACGTCTGTATACTCGGAATAATCTTTAAAAGCTTGCAGAGTATATTTTTGGTCTTTGTACTCCACCTTAGTTCCTTCTGGTATTTGGTCAACAGTTAGTAATTTCTTTTCTTTAACTGTGTATGTGCCGTTTTCAGCATATTTTAAGTCATCATTACTGAGAGGTAGTATTACCCCTATCATTTCCTTAGGTGCTTCTTGCCCTGTAACCCATTCACCATCAACGTAGCCACTTTCACCTTGCAAATGAGCGATGAATGGCACACCTTGAGACTGGATAACAGAAGCAAACAACATTTTTTCAGGCATTATTTCTTCACCACTCTATAAGTAATTTTACTAAGCAAGCCTCCAGCGCCACCTTTATTAATCAATGGATTACTAGATCCCTTTTGATCAATGGTCGACTGTGCATTGGGTGGAGTATCTAAATCTACTATTTTTTCTTGAATATCTCCTACCATCTTTGCTCCTAAGTCTTCACATAATATACGAACATCTAATTTAGAATCCAACACAAGTGGTAATCGCTTCTTAACAAACTTGGTCCATGCATCTTGTTTTTCCTCAAATACGGAACGCATAAAAGAACGTTCAGGAATATTGATATTCGCTTTTTTAGTCCTTATTGTCATACCGAATTCATGAACTCTAGCTATCATCACGTATTCTCCATCGCCAAATATCCCAACTTCAACAGCATAGCTATTTAAATCTTTTATAACTTTTTTTAATTGAGGAATCCTAGTAATGTTTCTTATCTGTATATTCTTACTCATATCATAACACCATCAAATTGATTGATTTCTTTGGTTTTATTTGTTCCTCTAATTCATCTAAAATACGTTGGTATTCTTGGCCCCACTTTGATGCTAAAAGCCCGATGTTTTTATTTGGGGCACTGTATTGACGTTCGATTATGTCAACTTTTTCGCGGATTACCGTTTGATCCTTGCTTACACTTAAAATAGCTAGATGCGCTGCTAAATATCGCGCTAATCGCTCCTGATATATCTCTGGAACAGGCAAAGAGGACACTTCAAGCGAAGCATCCTCAATGTACATGGTTAATCTTTCATCCGAAATTGAAGTAAATTCATCACTTAGCATATGAATGCGCTCAATTGACGTTAATAACATGTGAATCCCTCCTATTTTTCGGGATTTTTCAACTCTTCAATGCGCTTATCAATGGCATCTAGAACTGTTTTACGGTCCTCTTCAGCTTTCAAAGCCTCTAGCATGTCAATGTCAAACGCATCTTCAATCATCGCAATTGCATCCTTTGCAGATGGTCTTGTTTTCTCATTGTCATAGACAAACTCGCCTTTATCATTAAGATGTTTCATCAGTGGATGAGTAAGAAAATGTTCGAATTCCTTTTCATCCACTTTATTTGTACCAGGAACAAGTGTTAAATCATTTGCTGTATATGAGTGATTACCTTTGTTTTGTACTAACATTGATTGGTCCTCCCTTAAATTCCATCTGCACGGCAAATAGCCATCGGATATCGAATGATTAAACCTGTTGTACGTTCTTCGAATGGCACTTTGGTATTTGGGAATGCGTACTCTTGTGGATGACGTATAATATCTAACGGAATCCCAAGTTCTACAACGTCTGGTGAAGAATCAAGGACCACAAAACACTCTGTACCCGCCAACCCCTTTTTAGCTAGGTCGTTTACTGTTTCAATACGTTTAAACCAGTTTTGAGATTTAATGTACTCCAACACCGATTGTTGCGTGAACTCGTTAAATGTTTTTTCGAGCTCTTCGTTTGAATCCGGCGTTACTAACAACGTATCAGCTTCATGCCCGTTTAATTTATTAATCATGTTTTTTGCTTTACGAATGTCAGCTACGATTTCTTTGCCTGTCTTGTCTTTCCATTTCGTAGAAGTGCCTGCCTCGTTTTGTGGTGTCGCATATACCTGAATACCAACTGAATCCGTTAAACCTTTAATTCCATGAGTCTTATCACCTGCGAAAGCGATTTGATTTTCCTTTTCAGCAATGGCCTTTCGTACAGTATCAGCTTTTGTAACATCAATCGGACGTCCTGCCATTTGCGCCTCACGTACTTCCTGAACACCGATATTAAAAGCTGCGGCAATGGAGTATATTTTCACTGTTTCTTCTGTTAAGTCTGCGTCCACTAAAGGTACATCTGTTGCACCTGGAGCTAAGATTTTAGCAGCACCTGAGCGAGTTAAAACATCATAGCTATATGTTTTAGCTCCTGCCGGAATATCCGTTTTTACACCGAAAATAGATCGTGCTTTTAATTCTGAAGCATGTGGTTCATACACACGCTGATCAATTGCGTTTAAATCTTGAGGGCGGATTAAAGCATCTCCGCGATATGATGGATTTGTCATGTAAAAGTTCCTCCTTAAGGTAAGTTAATTTCGATTTCTACTAATTGATTTGCTGTAGCATTTGCTTTGAATACAGCACCATTGATAGCTACTTCACCATCAATTGTAAATTTTTGAGTTGCAGGGTCCACTTTAACAGCTTGGCCATTGATAACGTCGCCACCAGCAACTACAAAAATGCGACCACGTTTAACAATCGCTGCCGGTTCACCTACTGGATAGTTTTGATCATCTTTCTTTTCCACCCAGTCATGAATGTTTTGAGCTAAAGCAATACCGATTACTGCACCACCTGTAGCTATCTGCTTAATTGCTGTGCCTGCGGCATTAAGTTGTACTGCTGCACCAAATGGTACTATTGCTTCTACTGCGTAAGTATCTGCTAAGTATTCTTGGTAACTTGATAATTGACCGGCTTTACCAGCAGGTTGCATGTAATCTGGATAATTTGTAATAGGCATGTAAGTTCCTCCTTATTTACGCATGTTTAAGCGTTTATTTTTAAGTTCTTCTAAATCTTTATTGTTAGATGAATCACCTGTGTACGCACTATTAGGACCAGTGCTTGAGAAGCCATTTGATTGGACCTGTTCTACAGTTGCATCAAAAAAGGCGTTGATATAGTCGTCTGACTTACCATCGCCTTTAAATTCCTCTTTAGTTGTCGCAATTACTGCCTCTTTAATTTCACGTTCTGTTTTACCAGTGAAGTCGAATGAGTCCCCAAGTAAAGGTTTTGCTGTGCTGATTAACCCTACACGTTCCTCTACTTTTTTATCTAACTCATCTGCAGATACTTGTTTTGCTTTTGCATTCGCAAGCTCGTTTTCAGTATTTTGTAACTTCACTTCCAAAGCATCGAAACGTCCTTGCAAAACATCCAAGGCATCTGTCTTTTTCTTTTTATTTTTCGGATCTTCCTCATCATCCTCGTCTTTTGAAGATGTTAAGCTTTCGATGTGCGCCTTAACCGCTGGATCAATCTCATATTCTTTTCCGTTAATTTTGTATTTGACCAAAATTGTTCCTCCTTTATGTTTATCCTCTTCGGAATCAATTTGCCATGCGTCGGAATCAGAACGAATAGCAACCTCTGAACCTGCACGACCTTTTTCTACAATCGCAATATGATTAATTTCAACATTTCGCTGAACATATTCGTACTGATCGCCGTTGTATATTCCACTTTCTGCAACAACATCCGATAAGAAACCAATACTGATTTCGTTATATCCATCATGTATTTTTTTAATGAGCGCCTTATCCGTTACTGTCAATGAGATATAAAGCTTAAAGTCTTCCACACGTGAATCTGTGTGGCTCATCCCTTTTGCGTAAGATTGATAATTATCAACCGTCACTGGTACTTCTGGATGGCCATCTGTAACTGGCTTAGAACGTGCTGAATAAATAGTACGGTCACTAAAAATATCTTCTGGCAGTTTCGCCTCCATTTGAACCGAACCATCTTGCCGTTGATATGGAAAAACACCAGGACGAGTAATCGGTACATTGACCGTTAAATACCCTTCTGGTGTTTCCATGTAGTCTTTTATATAAGATGTGTCGTAACGTTGTAGTTTCAATGTTTCACCCCCTTTCAAAAATAAAAAGAGAGTTGTTAACACAACTCTTTACAAATGTTGAGATGCAATGGCATGCGCCATTTCTTCTTGAACATTTTTTAAATTGTAATGTGAATTGATTATAAAGCTTGTCATTTCATGAGTATCGCTATTAAAATCACTACTAAAATACAATTCCAACTCTATTTTGTTTATTTTTGTTTCGGTTTGATTATCTTGTAAAAGTATAATATCTTCTGTTGAGGAGACCACATCAATTTGTCCATTAAATGTTAAATCCCCACTTATAATACTAAAATTACCTCTTTCCGTTTTCAATTTCACTTTTTCTATATTTAATAATTCGGATCCACCTTCTCCTTTTCCGAAGTAATAAAGTTCACTAAAAGGACTATATTTTATATATTCTGTCACATAATTCCTTATCTCATTTTGAACTTCTTCTTTTTCCAACACCTTATTCAAGATACTATTTCTAACTTCACTACTCATATTATCCCATGTCTTCACAAATTCTTTAAATTGTTCATTTGTTTCAACGTAGGGCTCTAAAAGATCTGAATTAAGAACCCCGTATGGTTGCTGAAAAACCTTTATTCTTGCTGTATCTTTCTGCAAATCTTTGTGAAGCTCTTGTCTATATAGATAGTCAGTAGAATTATTTGTGATAAATAAGCAATTTTCTAAACAATTCTCCTCAGCAAATTGTGCATAAGTAAGCCAAATAATCGCATCCCTGAATTCTTGTTTTTTTTCTGTAAATGGCTTAATCCTATAAATTGACCTACTTACCAATTCAGGTAATAGATTATTGTCATATTCCAATACAGTAATTTGTTCAGCATTATTGTAATGACGATCAAACCTATCTCTGCAATATTCAACTTCTTTTTCCACATCTTGATATATATCTCTAAAGTAACCACGGTGCTTATCTTGTAAATATTTAGCAGATTTATTAAAAGAATTAATGTTTTCTCTTATTTTCTCCTCATAATGATGTCTAGTTTCCATTAATACAACACTCGAAACATAAACTTTAAAATCATGTTGCTTAAAGATATTCAAAAGATTTTTCATATGTGGCTTTTGTAAAAAAGGATCGTCATAAAAGACAGTAGTATCTAAAAATAAATTCATAATTAATTTTACCCCCTAAATTCATTAAAATTAATTTTAACTTCATTAGGTTATATTAGTCAAAATTAATCAAAAACAGGAATAGCAACACATCTGCAACGATAATCCTCACCAGGCAACACAACACGGCCGTTTGCAGTAGGTGGGTCATCATAAGAAAAAACTTCATTACTGAGCGCTTTATGTGAGTCTCTAACTCTTTCATCTTGAGATGTGAGCCATTTAAACTTATCTATCCCGATTTGTTGGTGCCTTTCTGCAGTCATTTGACCAAGTATAGAACCTGTCTGATCTACAGCGATAAATTGCGCTCTGCTTTCAGCTACACCAACCCGTTCAACTAATTGTTTGCGGATTTGTTTAGCTGTACGACCTTCTTTAACGCCATCACGGACCACATTTTCAATTTCAGATAAGTAGTCATCCTTTATGTTTTTAACATAACTCACATTATCTTTTATTTTGTTATTAAGAAACGAATCTAACCACGGTTCTCTTTGTGCTGGGTCTATAACTTTAACCACAAGTTGATTATCAATGTTATGTTTGTTAAAGCGATTAACGCTTTTCACAAACCTTTCGGCTGCAGATTGTGTTTTTCTTTCACTGAATACTATCTCAGCCTTGTTTTTAATAGCTTTCAGCATTCGTTTGATGCTGTCAAAGATACCATCAACAACAAACTTCGTACTATCTTGTCTGGATTCAATCAATAGTAGTTCAATATGCTTTTCGAATTGCTTAAGAGTTTCATCACCTAGTTCAAGCACCATTTTTCGAATAGCACGACTATAAGTAACTGCTACTGCATCAGGGAAACGTGTAATCGGCACCTTCTTATTCATTGCGACCACGGTATCCTTTGTATACTTGATCAGCTAGATTCTTTAAATCAGCTTCATCACCACTAAATTTAGTTTCGTTAGTTAAACCAAACTGACCAAATCTCGCCTCGCGTACCTCGTCCGTTTCGACAACACCATTCAATAAATATATCTGGTCTGTCTCTGCAACAATCTTCCGTATTTCTGCATCCGTCTTAGCGTCAACATTCCATAACGGATTGAATTGTATTTCCCACTCCAATGATTCAGGGTCAATACGCCCTCCAAGCTCTTTTTCAGCCATTAAAAGCATTCGAATGAGCTTTTCTAAGTGAGGCTTCATTTCGTTCTCTTGATCAGCAACAATGCGAGAATAGTAGTTCATCACATCGTATTGAGCGCCGGTAATAGTTCCTGATTCTTGTCCTTTGATTACTGTTTTAGGCATTCGTGCAGCTCCAGATAATAAATCCCAAACGAAATCTAGTAAATCTTTAATACCTGATACTGATGTACCTTGTTTTGTTAGGTCCTCATCTGCTGCAATCATCGCTAGTGCTTCTGTACGGAACATATAGTCCATAATCATAGATAGTTGCTGCTTATCCTGTGATGATAAGTTATCAATATCCTTAGATTTATACACTTTAAAAGTGAAGTCATGAAGAATCTGACCAACTGACCAAACAGACGTATCAAAAACCGTCAGAATGTCATATAACGGTTCTAAAAGCGAGCGACCTTGCGCTTCCCCTTCAAATCGCCTTGTTTGGCTGTGAAGCAAACGCGAGACGTGTACAGCCGATTCCGTTGTTTGTGTTTGCGTTCCATGACTAGATGCACGATTAATACGTAATTGCTCCAACTGTCCATATTTAATATCGAATACGTCCTCATTAATCAGGAATTCATTAACCTTCATGGAACTAAAAGCATGCAAATAATCAACAGAATACAATTTATCCGTTTGTAATTCATCACTTAATTCAAATGCAGTAGCTTGTGTTACCCCTAAACTAATAAAACCATCTCCTCTGAGACGGTCATAAGTAAACATTTCTTTGAATGCTTTTTTCGCTTTAAGATCAGCAAATTTACTCATAATGTTCCGGGCCAATTGTTCATCTTTCATCTTCAAAGTGAACCAGTTGCGCGTCATATCCTCTGCTGGTATATCGATAATATTTTGAACAATACGGCTATCACCATATAAGTTCGTGATTTCATCATGCGACAATTTACGTCCAACACCTGCAACCTGTCTGGTCAACTTATCTTTCTGATTCGCTTTGCCATTTCCTTGCATGAAGTCATTTCTCATCTCTTTTGCTTGATCTAAGGATTTCATTCAATCACCTACTTTCCTAATAAATTTCTATAGCGATCAATTGGATTCTTTAAGTCTGATACTTCGTAATCATCTAGCGCATACCAAATGGCACTTAATGTATGCGGGTCAATACTAAATTCATCCGGAATGATTTCATCTATTTTATTTTTCTTGTACGTCAGTGTCTGCAACTCAAATATTGTGTTCTCACATTGATCAGAACAATATATCTTTTTGAATCGTTTAACTTTTTTCGTGTATTGTAAGCGTGATCCTTGAAACTTCTTAGCAGCAACCATATTGAAACCTTGCTGACTAAAATACTCAATAGTCTTTGGTTCCGCGCTATCAGCTCTAATGCGCTCTTTCGATTCTTTAAATTCAACTAATTCAATCGCAGTTTTATCATCTGTCATCTTGTTTTTGTAGTATTCTGTGTAGATATATAGATGCTTTCGCTGTTTATCGATTGCTACACGCACTAAAGCGTTATAGGAATCTTCGAACCCGAAGTCCATACCCACACGAAACATTAAGAATGGACGATTACTTTCGATAAAGTCCAACACTTCTCTATGTGACTTCACCTCGAATTGAGGCAACACTTTCACACCGTTAATACCAAAGCGCCCCAAACGTGCCACACGATATAAATCTCGGTCATAATCTTTCAACTCATCCAACTGAGCTATATAACTTTCAGGCAAAAATAAATTATCATCAGCAGTTGAGTGATGATAATACGTGTCATTCTTTATAATTGTTTTTTGTTCATATAACAGCTCGTCATCTAAAATTAATCGCTTATTCAAATCATCTTTGAAAAAGTGTTTATATGACCAGTTATCTGTTCCTATTGGGTTTGTAGAGAGAATCATGTGCAGTTTTAAAGTTGGGTGACGTAAACGTCCAAGCAACTCTTTAAAGCCTGCGTATTTGATTTCTGAACATTCTTCTAACCATACAATCGATATGTTATTTATCGATTTTAACTTTTGTGGCTTATCCATCCCTTTAAAGATGATTTTCGAGCCATTAGGAAACCTGATTTGCATAGGTGACGATAAACATTTCACTCTACCATCCAACCCTAAATCGATAACTATTTCCTCTAACAAGGAAAAAGTAGAGTCCCTATGCGTGTCATATACTTCGCGCACAACCAATGCGGTACGCCTTTCTTGCAGCAACTTTAAAATTAGCTTTAATGCCACATGATAAGACTTACTGGACCCGTAACCTCCTACAAGAAACTGAAACTTGGTTGACCAATCAAACAGGAAATCGTCAAATCGAGGATTAATTTCTTTTTCCATCAATCCTCACCCTTTCTCTTGATAATAATTTCCATAGGTCCGTCATCCTTCTTATCAAGCTTTTCGATTTCAGCTTTCGTCTTCGAAATATTCAGTTGCATCTGCTCAAGCTTCAAGCGACGTTCATCATCTGCATCAGCCATCTCAACAAACTGACGAATAGAAGAACGCAACTCCCCAATTGCTCTCGATTGAGCGGTGAGTAGTTGCGCCTGTCGTTCCCATGCGAACTGGAAGTTGTATTCTACTTCATCTAATGTTCGCTCGTATTTGGATGAAGTTTTACCATCTTCATCGGTTGTCTCAACTTCAGAATAACCATACTTCTCTTTTTTGATTTCTTTGATCATTTCCTCTTTCGATTCAACATGCATGATGCGTTGAGCACGAATGATTGCAGCATATTGAATTTGTATTTGATCCCAGATTAAATCTGCTGGAGAACGCTCATTCATCGCTTCTATGATTTCGAGTGTTTCTTCTGGTAGGAACTTTGAAAAGAAACCGTGCTTCTCTGCGATTGAGTTGCGTTTCGCAAACTTAGGTGTCGGATTAGGATTGCCTCTATTCCCCTTAGCATTCTCATTGCCTTTAGGGGCTCCTACTTGTTTCTCTTTGGTTGCAACCTTTGTTGTTTTTGTTGCATCCTTTTTAGCTGCATCCCTAGTCCACGGATTACCGTTCTTAGCATCACGGCTCTTTTGGCTTTTCACAGTACCTAAAGGAACATCATGTTTTTCAGCCAGTTTAGCTAATGTTATTTTAGTAGTTTCATATTCACGTTTTATTTCATCCCAATTAGCCATATCTCATACACCACCACCTCCACCATTTGTTTGTAATCACCCCATTATGCTAATTGCTTTGTAAAATAAAAAGCACCGTAATAAACGGTGCTTAAACGTTTTAAAAAACTCCCTCAAAATTCAACAACCTCTAAATGATAACTAGACTTATCTAGTTTAATTTGTTTTAAAGGAATCCCTTTTTTCTTTGCTTCAAGTGACAATCTGTTTTTATGAATTTCTTCTACCCGTGCCCCTAAGATGATACTTGAAGGCTTTATAATTGGTAGGTTGAAGCCAATTTCATCTGTTTCATTATGAACAATTATTCTCCATTCTTTTTCGTATTCCCACTCTACAGATTTATTTATAGCAGCTAATGTATGAACTGATATTTTACCTTGTACATCTCTATAATTATCAAGATTTAGTAATTCACTTGTGTAATAAACAGGGTGTAAACCTGTCATAATTTGTTTTTGATTATCTAGATCTAGATTATTAAAATTATATTCAATTACCATCCCTTTATGATTATCCGCATAGTGACTCCACATCAACATTGAAGTGGGATCCTCACTAAAACAAGAAGCAAATACTTTCTCTTGGAAAACATCGGAAATATTTTTAACGTATTTTTCAAATTCTTTATCTGTACCTTCAATATACTTTTCAACTGTGGTAGCTAATATCTCCGGATTATGTTTCAACTTAGTATAATTGTATAAAATGTGTTCCAATGTATCTTTAGTATTGAGTGATTCAATTTCTTCCAACGGGACATTAAACTCCCTAGCAATATTTTCAAGTCCCTCTTTGTGAATGGGATTATGCTCTTTGTTATTAATAGTTAAACTACTATCATATGGATCGTTAAAACCCGTAGCTCTACTAAACCAAGCTGTATCATTAGTTAAATTAGCAAGAGAATATTCATCGATTCTTCTATATTTATATAATGATTGAGGGATATTAAAAAATTTCAATGTTATTCCTTCTAGCGAGTTTAGTTTCTTCGGATCATTCGAGAACATTAAATCTAAATATTCATCTTTCCACATACTCCTCACCTCCAAACCAATCATAAGCCAGAAGGTGAAAAATATGTAATAACTTTTTGCTCACAAAACCACACCAAACTCTGCTCTCTCATCACAAAGTATTTTGGCTGTTTGATGGCAGTTTTCAAAGCAAAATAAAAACATCCCGAAGGATGTTTTTATATTTTTTCAATAGGAGCAAATTCTACTAATAATCGCTTTGTTCCAAATTTAGGATTAGTAAATTCGACTTCAATTTCAGTTAATTCACCACTGGCTAAAACGCTTTTAATATTACCTATCCCAAATTTCTTATGTTTAATTTTATCCCCAATCTGATAGTAATGTTTTTTTATTGTCTCTTTATCTGGTATTTGTTGTTTAATAATTCGTTCGAATTCTAACTGTAATTCTTGTAAATCATCTTTCAATTTTTCATCTAATTCTTTGGCACTTATTTCACTATTGTTTTTTACTGTTTCCCCCACATCAGCTATTACTTCTTCTATTTTATGTCTATAAACTCTTACTAGTAAGTCAGGATCAATCTTATTTACTTTTTCATCCACATTACTTATCTTTTCATTCATTATAGACATCATTACATTCAAACTTGTTGATAGCTCTTGATTATCTTTTGATTGAGATAAAGCAATAAATATGGCTACTAGTGCTAATGCAATTGAAACAGCACTAGAGATAATACTGAAATTCGTTTCAATTTTTAAACTTTTTGCAAATATTGAAGCTATCAATAATATTATTATCCCAATTAATACTCCAAGCAGCCAAACCCAGTCTCTATTAGTCCAATTTTTAAACATATTAAAACCTCCCATCCAATCATAAACTAGAAGGTGAAATATATGTAATAACTTTTTGCTCACAAAACCACACCAAACTCTGCCCTCTCATCACAAAGTGTTTTGGCTGTTTGATGCAGTTTTCAAAGCAAAAGAAAAAGCCCTCAAGCGAAGGCTCTTAATTACGTGCGATTGAAGCATTAGTCCAACCATTACTTGCTTGATATTTTAATTGCAAGTAGGATTTCCTTCTATTCTTGTCGAATTATAGAAATGAAAGGAGGTGTTCCCTATGGCAAAAAATAAAGAACCAGGTAAAGGTCGTGTTGGCGCAGTTAAAGACCGTCACCAAGTTTATAATCCTAAAACTGACAAATGGGTAAAAGTAGATTCAGATACTGGTTTGTTTATGGATGTAAAACAAGATGGTACACCATTTAAAGGTGTAACTAAAAAATAAAACAATTTCCGTTGAATAAATCTGTTCCCATAAATTTATTCAACGGATACTTCAAGAATCTTTAATTCCAACCACTCTTCGTTGATTTTCTGTGCTTTGGCATTTGCTTTCTCGTAACTTGAAAAATAGCCAAGAACTTCTCCTCCATATTTTCCATCTTCTACTTCTAACGTTGAATTCTTTCCGAATAGCACGTATACATTTTTCATTAATTTTCTCCTTTCGAATACATAATTAAAAGCCTCCATCCTAAGATGAAAGCTTTGCTATTGTGGTAATTGTCGAGTTAGCTCACTTTTAGGCCGCGGTAGAGCTGCACCACGTTATATTTGTAAAGCGAATTGCGTTTTTATTTATAGTGCATTTCCGTGCACTTGTTAATCAGTAAGTTTGACTGAATCATGGAAAGTGGACGAAGTTCACATGATAACCACTCCTTCAGCAATTTTTAGCCTTTTTTATTAATTAAGATACCTAATCTCTTAAAAATTATGGGCCGGCCTTGTATGTCTTGCCTCGAACAAGTTTATGAGGCGCAGGTCGGTCGTCGGTCTGTCTTTCCCTAATATTTAGGTTTTGATAAATACCAAGAGTGGAAAACCTTACCGCGCCGTCCTGCCTCCAATTTTACAATATTATTTTTATCTCACCTAATATTGAAAGTATGGCAAGTATGGCAACTTTGGAAAGTGTAAAAGCCTAAATATCACTTACTTAGATTTTATTTCCGCCATTCCTTTGTTTGTTATTTTTTGTATTATAATTCTTTGGTTTTTTATTGATAATAAAATTTCTTTTGCTTTTTCATAATCCTTAGGAATCATTCCCCAAATTATTTTTCTTTCTTGAATTGCTTTTTGTAACTCTGCAATACGCTTCTTCTCTTCTAATGAATGAATATTAATTTCGTATGATTTACGAATACGTTTTAATCTGTTTTGAAAAAATATTATATCTCTAAGTATAATAGTATTACTAACTTCCCATTTCCTATCCCATATATCCATACTAACCTGGTAAAATCCTCTTTTATTTTTAGGATATTCTAGAGTCGTAGCTATTTGATTTTCACCTTCTAAAAATTCAACTACCCTTTCAAATTCATATTCTAATGCTGCATATACCGTTAATTCTTTAGCTAGTTTATTTAACTTTTCATTTTCTTTCTCTTTATTCATTTGATATCGCGCTACTAAGTAAGCACCGAATGCACCCGCTGAGCCACCCAAAAAACTTAAAATACCACTAGTTAAGTTATCAACATTTTGAATATCCCTAAATAAAAATTGTACCGTAAAGACTGTAAAGCTAATTACAAATGTCGCCAATAATGCAACAAAAATATAATCAAGTTTTTTACTCATATATCCACTCTTCCCAAAATTAATGTATTTTCTATTTTATTATAAAACAAAAAGCCTCTCTTACGAGAGACTTTAATTAACCATTTGTTTTACAATACTGTCCTTGATATTCTGAATGTGGGTGTGACTTAATCCCATATTAGTTGCAATCCAGCGCTTAGATTTTCCGTCCAACATCCAGTTTAGGACTTGTAATTCCCTGTCACCTGTAACCTTATCTAGAAGCTTCTGAACCTCTATTAACTTCTTCTCATACTCAGCAACTCGCTTGATGTTTTTCGAACGTCTAATAGCCTCCTGCATAATTGGATCACCTACACCGCCTACTGCTTTCGGTAGTGTAGCCTCGATTCCATACTGTGCCGTTTTTGCCCCAATAACCATTTCTTCTCGCATTTCTTTGATGGCGTTAACCATCCAGTGGTAGTCCGTAATCATTGCGTCTAGCTTGTCTTGCGTTAATAATTTCATAGGTTTGCCCTCCTACGGTATGATATAATAATGTTGTTAAGCACCGTCAAAGGGCATAAACCAATTCTGAGTTGTAGCGTCTGCAAACGCTGCGGCTTTTTCATTTGTAAAAATTACTAGATTTTCCTTTAATTAAATGATATATTATTATGGCATGGTGGAACTGGCAGACACGCTAGCCTGTCAAGCTAGTGGTCTTTTAGACCGTACGGGTTCGATCCCCGTTGCCCGAATCGCCCTCAGGCTGTATAAGTCTGAGGTTTTTTGGTTTTATAAAACCTTTTCCTCAAATGTTCAGTTAATATCATCAATAATTATGTTTGTAACACGACCTCCAAAATCTTCTAAAGTAATTCTATCAGCGTAAAGTTTTTTAGCCTCATTCAAATTTTTTTCGTAACGGCCCATTGATTGGAGCGCTTTTCTCATTGCTTCTTGCTGTTCTTCAGTCCAGTTTGCCCACGCAAGACCTGCTTGGATAATTCTTTTTGATTCGTTAATATCCATTTCAAACTCCCTTTCGTACTGCGCAATATCTTTCAAATTACCTTCACAAAAGTTTTCAGAAAAGTTATACTATTTATATCCTTAATAGTATTTATTTTTTCCTCGAGTAGGTCTGCTAGAACTTCTTTACTCGAGGATTTTTATTTTTCTTACTTCCTCCACCTACGTAAACGACTAATCTGCTCCAGCTCTTTCCCAATGCTTCCTAGTTTCCTATAAGTCTTGCATCTTCCGCATTTTTTTATAGGATCATAAGCTCTACGTTTCGGACACCCTTTACACTCGAGAAAAGCTATATGGTCCTGTTGGTTAATTAGCCTGGCTCTACGCTGTTTTACTTCCTTGCGTACAGTTAAGCACCCCATTCAATCGTCACCTCGGCTCTAGGTTGTTCTGAATAAAACTTACGAACATTTAGTTCTACGATTTGTGCGTCGTCATGCCAAATGATTTTACTCATTCCATCCTTTATGCCCTTAATCAAGTTATCCGCATCAGGTTTCGTTGTAGGTCGCAATTCACCACTAGCTATAAGCGCTCTTTTGGGTCCTGTATGGTATTTCTTCGGTGGCATGAGATAAATATCAGCTTGTAGCTTTATCGGTCCTGTAATCAATTCAGAAGGCTTATTTTGCCATGCTACGATCTTTACAAAGTCTTTAAAGTCCTTACTCTTTGGTGCGTCATGTGTTCTCACGCCTTTCCCATGTCTACTAAAACGCGGACGCTCTTGAGGTTGAATAACTCCTGGTATTTCAAATGTTAAAGTGTTCATATTTCCACATCCTTAATATCCAGCGTTTTGACGTTCATGGTTGACTTTGTTTTTAGCGTAGTAGGCCTCTTCTACTTGCTCCCATGTGAAGCCAAGCATCTTGCCTAAAATGTAGAATTCACTGAACAGCCCTTCCCACGAACCATGACTTTTCCAATTTCGTAATTGTGAAATTGTTGAAGCAACTCCGATGAATTGCACTGTTATATCAGTGTCAAAGAAATCTATATCATCCCAAACTAATGATGTTTTAACGTCAATTTCTAAACCAATACTCAAAATGAAATGCAAGCAATCAACATATTCTTCAAGGAGTGGGTTTCCTACTGTGCCACTACCATTACAAAATCTACATGTTTTCTTAACTACAAAGCTAAGAAGACCTGATCCGTTACAAGGTTGGCATGCCACTCTAGTTCGTGGCTCCTGATCCTTACTCCACTTTTTAAACCCACGCCATTCGTTAGCACACTCACCTAACTCAACCTGTAGTGCAAGTAGCTTCCAGTCAAGATTGTTCTGCTCTAGTAGCTCTGGATGCTCCTGTATAATGCGCTTGTCCAATTCTGCTTGTGTTTCATATAGTTTTGTTAAGTTCATTGTTTACCTCCAACATTCCGATTATCTTTTACATAACGTTCACCATTAAATTCAATGACAGCAGGTTTCTCTCCACGTAACTTGAGGATTTTGACTTTCGTAAACATCTCGCTACCTTTCTTCATAGCCCTTACTCCCTTTCAGTATTAAATTCCAATAGTATTTGATAAGGTCGTGGGTCTTGAGAAATGTAGTTCATCCGACTCGCAACGTTCCAACCTCTCTCCGTATCATCTGCAACCAAATGTTCTAATTCTCGTGATGTTCTAGCCTTGGTGATTTTTCTTAATGGCGCCATATTTACCACCTCTATTTTAGAATGGGAGATCATCTTCGCTAACTTGCATTGGCCCTTTACTATTTGCAAACGGGTCATCCTCTACCTTTAAATAACTTGGCTGGTTGTTATTACCGCCATTATTGCCCTGTGGAGCGTTTTGATTTGCTCCACCTGTATTTGTACTAGATTCGTAGTTTGATACGCCCCGTGAGCCTCCTGTGCCGTTTTTCGGCTCTAAAAATTGAATACTATCGGCAACAACGTCTGTAGTGTATACACACTTGCCATCTTGCCCCTCATAACTGCCTGTTTGGATTCGCCCTTCCAAACCTATTAAGCTGGCTTTCTTCATAAAGTTAGCTAGGTTCTCAGCTTGTTTACGCCATGCTACACAACTTATGAAGTCAGCTTCAGGTTCACCGTTTTGCCCTTTGAATGTACGGTTAACTGCAACCGTGAAGCGACATGTTGCAACTTCATTTGGTGTATAGCGTAACTCAGGATCTTTTGTTAATCGGCCAACAAGTACAACTCGATTTATCAATTTGAATTACCTTCTTTCGTTAGACATACTGTGAATTTGCGTAAAAAGTATACAGATGAATTTAAAAATGCTAGTCCGACAATGAAATTACTGAAATTACTCCCCGTTACTAGTTGAATGAGACATATCGTCCAGACAATACCGCACACTAACGAAATGTACTTCGCGCAGTTCTTGCCAACTAATACGACTCGATTAATCATTCAAATCACCCCAACTAACTTGAAGTACATCCTTTTTGATACTTGGAATGAGTTGACTAGCGGATATTCTAATTACACTTACATTCACACCGTCCAACAAATCATTTACAACACTCAAGAAAAGTGGAGAAGTTAAAATATGATGATGTTCATTTGCAATAGAAACAATGTATTCTGTTCTACCATCACGAGCTTCTTCTGCAAGTTTCGGCTCTATGTTACATGCAAATCGAATAGCATAATCTTCAATTGCATTACGTGATGTTTTTAGCAATTTATCTTTTAATGTCATGCAGCAATAGCCCCTTTCATTCTCATAATCATTTGACTAACATCCACTTTCTCAACCATTCGCTTCACTCCTATTTCTCATTCTTTCAATATTTTCTAAGGCCTTTTGTCTCTCAACCTCAAAATCAATCGTGTTGTTATCAGATTCAGTATTTGGTGTTAGTGGCTCTTCTTTGTTATTACGATTAGCAAACCACTCTGGCACTATTTCTGTTCGACCTTTAGGCTTTTGATAGGATTGGTTAGATTGTTGTCGCTTGTTGTTTTTCTCTCTTTCTTCTTTAGCCTGTAACTGCTGGTAAGTTGTGATCATTTCCTTACGCCAATTTATTAACGTTCCTTCTGCATATTTAATTTTGTTGCGAGCGTTGTTAAATACTGCGTTTTGTAATGCCGCTAAGATTAAATCCACATCTTTATAGTCATCTAAGATGTAACCAAGGAGTTCTGCAATGGTCGGAAGAACTGGTGTAATGTTATGATTTGTAAATTCAACTAGTCTAGCAAAATCAGATTGAGAAGAAACCGACTGACAACCTTCACTGTCTTTTGTTTGTTTTTCTTTTTTATTTTCTTTTTGTTTTTCTTTTTCTGTTTGTTTTTCTTTTTGTCCACGTATCGTTAACGTATCGTAGGAAACCGCATCATTACTGGATTCTTCATTTTCTGACGTAACGTTATACGTATCGTAGTACGACTCGTAGACGATACGTACAGAATCATTCAAGATTCCTTCACCTACCCATTGAATTAATGTGGTATCTTTCACTTCTTTTAGTTCTGACTTCACACAATCAAGAATCGGTTTGCCTCCGCGATTAAGGTTGTATTTGCCCCAGTTTTTAATAGCTATTTCACGAGTTTCCTCATTGTATTTAATAAGTTTGTGATGCTCTCTGAACCTTTGTAGCAGCGCACCAGCACTTTCCATTGAGTAACCCATATCAAAAGCTATTTGCTTTTTGGTAATTTGATAGATGCCAATTTGAGTCGTACTTTCATTCGTCAGCAAATACAGGAAGAAGTATTTATCCTCTGCTGTCATTTCCTCAACCACACGAGGATCGTTCCAAAAAGTTGTGTAGACGTATCTGTATTTAGCCATTTGCCCTCGACTCTCCTTATATTCGAATTTTTTAATCACAGACTTATTAACAATCAGGTTAGGAAATAAAAATAATTTCCCGGGTAAGCGCAAGAAATGACAAGTTTAGTCTTACACTTAAGCACCAAGCGACTGATTTCTTCATTCCTTCGCCTGCTCAAATATCCAAGCAGGCAATAAAACTTTTGGCGGTATATTATTCTTCATTCTAATAAATAGCCAACTTTAATGGTTCTAGTGAGTTGTTTAGTCATCCGACAGTATTCACATTTCCCACATCGTACTGGTTCTTTTTTATAGTTTTTTGCTTCAATAATGCTAGGTAACATAGTTTTCACATACTCAAATTCAAAATCGAAATCAGATATTTCAAATTCCAGTATTTCCTTATCAGGTGGTGTTTCCTTAGTGACTGTAACTAGATATGGAACATAATACTGACCTGTGTTTTGATAGATTATTTCGCGATAAATAGCCATTTGTAGCACATAATCATAAGCTTCAACAAATGATACATACTTATTGTATTTCTCACTCCAATATCGCTTATAAAGGCTCTGAGTGGTCTTTAAATCACTAAATAATCTACGCTCATGGTTTATAGAATCGACTTTAATTTTCCAAGGCACTCCAAATATTTCACCTGTGAAAATAACTTCTTTTTCACCATCTAAAGCAAACATTGCAAATCTATCGTTTTTTAAGGTTTCTATCATCCTGTCTGCTTGTTCAAAGTCAGCGTACTTCCCACCACGACTCTTAAAAATACTGTTATGATGCTCCTCGCAAAACTCAGCAAAGGCTAGATCGCTTTCAAAAGCTATGTGTGTGTACGAGCCAACCATTAATGCAGGAGATAAAGGACGAATATACTCGCCCTTCAACTCAGCGATTAACCGTGCTTCACACTCTATAGCGTTTTTAAATTGAGATACAGACATATAATTTTGGTTCGCTTCATTCGAGTGATAATTCTGGCTGTTCAATTGGAATGACGTTAACATCTTTCTTCACCTCAGTTTTTAGCTGTTCTTGCGATTTTTCAAATTCGGCAGTTAGTCCACTTGTTTGGTTCTTGCCAATTTCCTTGTCAAACCAATCCTCAACCTTTGACATACCATCACACAACGAATTGTATATTTTGCCCAAATCGACATAGTCTCGTTCTGTAAATTCACTTGTTTTATAACCGAACTTGTCCTCAACCATTTCTTGTGTGACTTTAAAATACTCTTTAAGAAGCTTTAAAGCATTTGCTAGTCTATCTTTCAGTGGTTCCGTGTTATTACCTTGCATGGTAACTTCACACTCTTTTAAAGCTTTTTCTACAACATCTCCTGGGATAATACTCAAAATACATGAACGAAGTCGGCGAGCCCCGTCATTAGCTACTTTTTCATAAATATCACGAGGATCAGATAGTATCTTTAAGCCTTTTTTTGTCTTTATTGAATGTTTAACTGTAAAAGTTTTTTCTTGTCTTGTATTCGTTTCTAAATCCCAACAAAAAGCCATAGCTGTCGATTCGCCATTCCGTTGTTCCAATTCCTTAACACCGAAAGAAATGTTCCCCCAATTTTGTGCTAAAACCTCAGCAAGTCGAATTGAAGGTCCAGTAACATTTGTGCCTCCACGTGGGTATGAATACAACGCTGCATCTGCTAATGAAAAACGTTTACATGCATCTAAGATTCTTTTTTCAGCTTCATAAATATTTCTCGGAAATGACTTCGCCATAAATATTTGCCCTTTAACTTCTTCCATTTCACGGGAAGCACTAACTTGTGCTAATGCTCCACCACCTTGAAATTGAGGTTGTCCCATTTGAGGACTATGGAATTGTTCTGCTAAGTTACTCATTGAAATTCCTCCTGTAGTGCGCTATAATGAGCGCAATTAATATGTTTTCTTAGACCACTCTGCCAAGTGGTTTATTTTTTTGTATGAGCAAACCCATAACGCTCCTCCACATAAGCAATTACCTCTGAATCAGTCATGTCATAAGTTGATTCATCCATATATCCAACAGCCAAGTAATCACTGATATTGTCGATGTGTACAATCGCATCACCGATTTCGAAATAAACATCGCCAGAAGCTATGAAACTACCAAAATCATCGTGCATTTCGAAGCTTACAACTGGCTCATAACGCGGTGTCGGATACTCAATACGACCAAGTACCATTGGATTTTCAACTTCTAGAAGCACACTCACGCTATCGCCTCACGTTCACAGCAAACAAATGAAATTCCATCTTTATCGAATCTATACTGTGTCCAGCTTGCGTCATCGTAACCTACGAACGTTTCGACATCGCAGTTACCTAGTTTTTCGATAGTTTCTTTGAGGTGTAAATGTACTAGGATATCAGAGTTAATCATCGCACTATCGCTGTACTGTACACTGATTACATTTTCTGACGGTATTCCGTATTGTTCTAAAATGTTCGGTAAATCAGCAATCCTAGATATTGCTTGATTTAATTTCATACATATCAATCCTTTCGATTATTGTTTTGATGGAATCCCATCAAGCAACTCACAGCGGCAAAGCATACCGTAGGAAGACGTTGTTGCAAGTTGCTTGACGAGAGCGAGATAACACTCGCAAACGTCTGATATTGTGTTATAATAGATACATAACTAAACTGTATGGCTGTTTAATTGTTGCAACCAATTAAGCAGCTTTTTTATATTCATTTAGCTTTGATAACTCCTTTTTATCGCAAATGAAGTGTAAATAAATTAACCTCTGTTTTAATGTCATGTACTTCCACGCTCTAGGCTTGATTCGCATATTTTTTCATTACCTCTCCAAGTAATCCTCTATCTTGTAAATCCTTGATAACCCACATGAAATTTTGTTGATCTCGTAAATGTGCTTTTAATCTTTCAATTTCACGAATCGTTTTATTGATTTTTCTCATGCACTCAGCTGATAAGTGATATTCACCACGGTTGTTATGAACACCTATTGCTACTAATAAATCCTCGTTGCAAGCCTCTAACATAGCTATTTTTAGCTTTAATTTTTCTACTAAATCCATCTGAACATGCCTCCTATAAACATTGGTACTGTTTGTGATAAGTGTGTAAGAGCATTTGCTATTTCCATTCCGAACATCATTGCTGTTCCAGCAAACTCCGATTCGGTAATTTTCAACCATGAAGCGAAGGTGAAAATATCTATTGTCTTTCTACCACTTTCTAATTTGCTGATAGCTGATTGTGTACTATCTAATCGCTCCGCCATTTCTTCCTGAGTAATATTTGCATCGATGCGGAATTTCTTTAACATCTTTCCGACTTTCGCAAAATCTGCAACCATATCTATTTGCCCCTTTATTCCAATTTCGAATATATTCGTTAATCGAATACTAATTTCTTCCAAGTTAACTTAATATAAAGATAAGAGGTTGATTTGCCCCAACCTCTTACTAGATTGGTAGTTTGACTTGAGGCCATTTGCCCTGGCCTCTCCTATTAAATTGCACATGCCCGTGCATTTTTTAATACCATTCGTTCATGATGATTTCTTGTAATAACTTTGATGTCGGTTCTTTTAACCAGACACGTTTACCACCCTTTTCACGTTGGCGTTCATATCGCTCTATACGCGGATCGTTCAAAATGTGATCTTCCAAAAATTTACGACTAAATGTAGTTGTTTTCATAATGTCGTTAATATCCCAAAACAAAATAAGTGGCTTAGCAGATGTTTCAACAAGTTCAGTTAATTTTTTATGAACTATTTCAGGTGTGATGCCTGACATTTCGAAAAGTGTTTGAATCACTGCGCTTTCATTGGGTGTTGTACTAATCACATTGCCACCGCCTTATTTATAAACTTTTTAATAAAATAGACTTGTCCTTTACCAGTGATCTTTGATGTTCTACTGATACTTATCTCACCACTGCTGTGATAAATTGGTGTTTCTTTAATTTCAAATAATCCAAGCTCCATCGACTTTTGTGTAGGTGAGTTATAATCAGAACCTCTACGTTTGATTAAGTAACCATTTTCTCTAAGCCATTCGAACAGACGTTTTTGCCCAACATCTACACCGTTTTGTTTTAGGATTTTAGCGAACTCACCTATTAAAATCGATGTATGACTTGCTTGTATTGCTTCAGCAAATAACACTTTTGGTTTTTGAGCATCAATAATTAGTTGCTGTTCAACAATTTTTTTCTTGTTATTTTCGATTGTTTTATTAGCAATAAGCAAAGCTTTTGCCATGATTGATGCATCATCGTCGTTTTCATTAGTAGCAATATAGCCACCGTTTAGACGAATTTCCTTTAAGATGTTTTTGACCTGTTTTTTGAATTGCTTTGCGATAGGTTTACGTGATTGCATTAATATTTCGTATAAACCATCTTCAGTTAAAAACCAAGATTCTTGTAATCCACCAAGGGTAGGAACATTATTCTTAACCTTTCCATCTTCATCTATTGATCGAATCATTTTTGATGTGTCACTATGCTCAATCCAATCGGCAACATCTTTAGCTAGAAACAATGGATTTTCAAATGTTCCAAATACCTTAAATTTTTTTGTTAGTAATACCTGCTCATATATAATCTGTAAATGATTCATGATAAAACCTCCTTTGTTCCTTCATTGAAAACAACAAAATGTTGTGTTGTTATTTAAAAAAATTTTGGATGGTTCTATTCCAAATAATGCTGAGATAGCTAATGCTATATCTAGAGAAGGTGTTCGCACCCCTTGTTCAATCATTCCATAATAGCTTTCGGTAATTGTTATACCAAACTCGTTACAAAGTTTCTCTACTACATCTTTTTGTAACCAGTTTTTGTGTTTCCTAGCATTAATAAGAATGATTCGACGTTTTATCGTTCCCAAAAAATCATCTCCCAACTTTTTGTTGTCCTAATAATACCCAACAAAAAGTTGTGTGTCAACACAAAAACTAGATATTTTGTTGTTCTTGGTTATTATTTACCTACTGACCCAACGAATAGTTGTATAATGAGAATACATATTTAAGAGAGGTGTAATCATGTCTAATGTACCGCAGAGGCTTAAAGAGTTAAGAAAAGAAGCTAGTTTAACACAAGCAGATGTTGCCAAATTCTTAAATATTTCTGAAAGTGCATACGGTTACTATGAGCAAGGCCGCAATGAAATTTCAATCGGAAGTATTCAAAAGTTAGCAGAAAAATATGATGTAAGTGTTGCATATATTTTATGTGAAACTAATGAAAAGCAACCTTTTGACAAAGATGAGTCTGCTTTCCAAGCATTCGCCAACGACCCTTCCCTACAAAAATGGTACAAAGAATTACCTAAGAGTCGCGAAGAGGATTTACAGAAGTTGCGGAAGATGTGGGAAATTATTAAAAATGATAGTAATTAAATCATTTATAATAAATGATTTGAAAAATAACAATTTAATATCTAAACAAAGGACATGCATATATGACGTGTCCTTTAAAAACACCATTACAGGAAATATTAAACATTTATGTTTTATATTATTTTTTTGTTATTTACCTAGTTATATTTACACAAGTCAAATGTAACTATTAAAATTGGAGGTATTTTATATGGAGAAGTTTGTTGAACAATTAAAAAATTTAGCAACACGTATTGATTCCTTGAAAGATTCAATTACAACAGAAGAAGCAACAAAAACGGCTATTGTCATGCCTTTCTTTCAAATACTAGGTTATGACGTATTCAATCCTTTAGAGTTTAGCCCTGAATTCATAGCTGACGTCGGAATCAAAAAAGGTGAAAAAGTAGATTATGCTATCTTGAATGATGGTGCACCTGTAATTTTAATAGAATGTAAAAGTATCACAGAAAATTTAACTAAGCACGATTCACAATTATTTAGATATTTTGGTACCACTTCTGCTAAATTTGGAATACTGACGAATGGTGTTGAATATAAATTTTTTACAGATTTAGAAGAACCAAATAAGATGGATACTACCCCATTCTTTACATTTAATATCTCTGAATTGCGCGATATTCACGTTCAAGAAATCGCAAAATTCCGTAAAGAATCTTTTGATCTCGAAAATATTTCAAGTACTGCCTCTGATTTAAAGTATTTAAATGCATTAAAAAACTATCTATCAATCCAATTCGAAACACCTGATGAAGAGTTTGTAAAATTCCTAGTTCAGCAAATATATGACGGTTTAAAAACGAAAAATGCTTTAGAGAAATTTACGCCTATTATTGCAAAAGGATTAAAACAAATCGTTACAGAAAAAGTTAACGACAAACTAAATGCAGCACTTAAATCAACTGGTGATAGCAAGGTGCGTGTGACACTACCTGAACCTAATGAAGGTGAACAAACACATATTCTAGCTCAAACGGAGTCAGTAAAGGACGATGGTGTTGTAACAACTCCAGAAGAACTTGAAACTTATTCAATTGTTAAAGTAATTTTAAAAGATGCTATATCACCAGAACGAATATACTATCGTGATAATCGAAGCTATTTTAATATTATAATCGATAATAATATTCGCAAATGGATAATTCGAGTATTCTTTGAAAAGAATCGCAATTATATTATGCTTAATGATGCGGCTACCGATAAAGAACGTACTGTTATTGACTTTATTCATCCAATTGATCTTTTAAACCATAGTGAGCAGATAATACCTCTAGTACAAAATCATATTGAAGAAACTGTATAATTTTTCAAAGAAAATCCCCACTTCCTAATGGTGGGGATTTATTATACAATGAACAAGAACAAACGTTCTGGATTTTTAAAATGAGGTGTTGTTGCTTTGAAATATTATAGTCACTTGGAAGATTACATCAAGGATTTTTATTTACAAATTGGTATTACCACCCCTAACCTTCTGGATTTTAGAGAAATTGCAGAAAAGTTAGGAATCAAAGTATTTTTTTGGTCTGATAGTAGCCAAGCATTATTTGCTAAAGAGAAACCATTTATATTCTTAAATGAATCACTTAGCAAGCAGCAGCAATGGCAAGAATTTGGTCATGAATTGTCGCACGTCCTATTACATACCGGAGATCAATTCTTTATGTCTCCCCTATTTCGAGAATATCAGGAAAATAAAGCTAACAACTTTATGTATCAATTCTGTATGCCCACATTTATGTTAGATGAACTAGATTTATATGATTGCACACCTTCAACTGTTATGCAGTTACAAAAGTTGTTTAACGTTGAATATGAGTTTGCTTTAAAAAGACTCTCACAATATATTAACAAAAAAATTATGCTGAATTGGAATACTGTTTTCTCAAAAACTATGAGATGATTTAGAAACATGGATAAAATATTTTAATGGGTTATTTCATCACAAAAAAAGAACATACGTTTCACAAAGGAGTGATCTAAATGGCTCGAGAAAAAATGACAAAAACTAAAATAGATAGTGTCTACTGGTACAAACAAAATGGTAAAAAAAGATTTACATATCGATACAAATATTATGACCGTCATGGAGAAAGAAGAGAAAAAACGGAACGAGGCTTCGATTCAATTGAAAAAGCTGAGCGAGCATTAATTGAAGTGAAGGCTGCTATATTAGATGGGAATGTTAGTTTTGTTGAAAATGATAATTTAACGGTCGCTCAATTAAACGAAATTTATGTTGAAGCTAATAAAACGAATTGGAAACCCACTTCTGAAAGAAACCATAATTATGTGATGAATCAATATGTGATTAATTCAATTGGACATATCAAAATTAAAAATGTGAATAATATTGTTGTCCAAAAAGACTTAATAGATCCGTTGATTATTAAAGGCTTTAAGGAAGGTACCCTTATGTCGATTTTTAGACGTTTGAATGCCATTTTCACGTTCGCTATTAAGAATGAAATTTTAGATAGAAAGAAGTTTTCTACTCCTAATTTAAGTAGAGCTACTGAAAGTATTAAAAGAAATGCTCTTTCCATAGATGAAATAACAAGGGTTTTAGAAATCGCACGCACTAAATACAAAATCACTCATTATACTTGTCTGAGCCTCTTACTTTTAACAGGAATGCGCTCTGGTGAATTGAGGGCTTTGCAGTGGGAAACAGATATTGATTTCGAAAATAATGTAATTCATATAAATAAAACTAAGGATCGTTATGGATCCAGAACACCAAAGACCAAAAACAGTTATCGAAAATTCCCAATGAATGAAAACATCAAAAGTATTCTACTGGATTATAAAAAGTGGTATGAAGAAATAATGGAAACTTATAAATTCCGGAATCCTGATGGGTATGTATTTGTAACATACGCTGGTGAACCTATTGGTGAACGTTATTTGAAACGCATCATTGACTTAATCTGCGAGCGAGAAAATATAACTCACTTCACACCTCACTACTTACGGCACACATTTGTAACGATACAGTTATCTAATAAAATTCCTGTATCTACAGTTGCAGCTTTAGTCGGTGATACTCCTGAAACAATTTACAAAGTCTACGCACATTCATTTGAAAAAGATGAAGTACACGCATCTAAACTTATGGATGAAATCATCAATTTAAGTTCATTTGAAGAATCTGAGGAATTCGAAAAGTGA